ATGACTGTTAGTATTCAAGAGCTATTTAGATACTCACTTGCTATTGTTATCCTAGTTTCATTTATTGCAATGATTGTTTGTTTTTTGATTGGTTTAAAAAATAAAAACTATGCAAAGGCAAAAATATTTGCGATGATTTATGTATGTTCAAATCTATTGAGACTTCTATTAAGCTATTTTAATCTGTATTAATTCAAGGCTTTGTTTTAAAGTATTACGAAGATAAAATTAAATATTAAATTAATAACAGTACCGTATTATTCAAAATGAATATGCGGTATTTTTTATGTCGTAATACTAAGAAAGTATGAAGTAAGGACGGTATAGAATGGAATTTATAACAGTAGAACAATTTCAAGAGCAACCACTTAAAGTACAAAAGACATTTTTAGATTGGTGGAAATGTGATTATGGAGATTTGTATTATTACAATGAAGATCATTTAGAGTATAAAGATTTTGAAATTATAAACAGTAACTTAGAATGTGATTTAAATGGTGATTTTGATTATTTCAAAAGCATTGGAGTAATACCAATATTCACAGAAGGGCAATTAAGAAAGTTTATAGAGGATAAATTAGATATGAAAATACAATGTGAGATACACCCTTTGACTTTAGATTACATTATATTAGTTAAAAATAATTCAGGTAATAAAGTATGGATGCATACTGGTAAAGAAGATTTATTACAAGCATATTGGAAGGTAGCATGTATGATAGCAAAGGAGGGATAGTATGGATAAGGATTTATTCAGAAAGACAGAAGGAAAATTATATAGATATTATCAGAGCAAAAAGAAGATAAGAGAGCTTAATAATGAAATATCAAACCTAGAGTATCACAGGGAAAGAGTAGAGTATGATATAAGACATGCTAATGTAACAATAGATTATTACCAAAATGGAACAGGATTACAAGAGAGAGTACAATCTTCTCCAAGTGGATCTAGTTATGCAGAAACAGAAATGTGTAAAGAGATAGAAAAACTTGAGAGAGAACATTTAAGAATAAATAAAAAGATACTAAAGATAAAAGCTAAGATAAGAGAGCTTGAAGAATTTATAAGACATATGAATGAAAATGTAGAGCAACTTAATGAAGAAGATAAGAGATTTATAGAATTAAAGTATGGAGATAAAGAGAATCTGTTATATATATCTATAAAACTAAATATGTCTAAGACTACAGCTTATAGAAAAAGAGAAGAGATAGTAGAGAATATAGCAGAGTATGAGGAGAATATGAAATTGTGGGAAAAAAGTGGGAAAAAGACGGGAAACAGAATAGCCTAAAGTATGATTTAATAGTATTGTAGAAAGCATGGACAGTTTTCATATGTCATGTGGCCTCCTTGGATTTAAGACACCTAGTGTAAAAGCTAGGTGTAATATGGAGATATAACCCTAATTGGTAAGGGAGCAACTTGCTAAGTTGTCAGTAATCGAGTAATCGGTGTATAGGTTCAAGTCCTATTATCTCCGCCATGGTTATTAATTATATGACCTCTCATTAATTCTCAATACCCTTTTATAGAAAAGCACTTAGCAGAAATGTTAGGTGCTTTTTTGAAGGAATTTCTACATTTTTATAGAAATATTTTTATGGAAGGGAGTGGATTTTATGAAGATAGGAGTTAGGAAACCATCAATAAAGAAAAGTGTTAAGGCTAGAACAACAGCGAAAGTAAAACGTGCAACAAAATCTAGTATAAATCCTTTCTATGGAAAGAAAGGAATGGGGTATATAAATGATCCTCAAAAAGCTGTTTATAATAAGGTTTATAATAAGACAACTGTTGACGTTAAAGATATGCTTGAAAATGATGTGAGTAATAAAGATTCAGATACATCATCAATTGGAATTTTAGGATGTATAGGAGCTGTAATTCAATTAATAGTTGGACTTGGACAAATAATCATATATGGTGGGTTATTAATAATTATGATATGGTTTATTATACAGATAATTAAGTTATAAATAGATTAAACAAAGTAAGAACTCTAGCAATAGGGTTCTTTTTATTTATGTCTATAGGAGCCAGTAGAAACAAATAAGAAAGGAAGGTGTACCCCTTACACTAAGATTACCTTTGAATACTACTGGCTTAATTTAATGTAATATGAAGGAATTTACATATTTTTGTAGAATTACTCTTTTTATAAGGGGGATTGAGTAATGGAAAAAAGATATCAAATTTTTATTAGCTCTACATTTGCTGATCTTGAGGAAGAAAGAAAAGAAGTTATGGAGGCTATTATAAATTTAAATTGTTTTCCGGCCGGCATGGAGATGTTTCCGGCTACTGATATTGAGCAATTTGAATATATAAAAACTATAATAGAACAAAGTGATTACTATGTATTGGTTATTGCTGGAAGATATGGTTCTGTTGCAGAAGATGGCAAGAGTTATACTGAAAAAGAATATGAATATGCAAGAGAAAAAGGTATTCCGGTTTTGGTATTTGTGAAAAGAGATATTGAAAATATATCTGCTTCCAAGATTGATAATGATCCAAAACTTAAGGAAAAATTGATTAAATTTAGAGATAGTGCTATGAAAAATAGACTAGCGAAGTTTTGGGATGAAAAATCAGAACTTAAATATCAGGTATATGATAGCTTATCAAAAAGCATCAAGATGATTCCAAGGGATGGGTGGATTAAAGGAGATACTCCAACTAATAGTGAAACATTGATTGAGTTAGAGAAATTAAGAAAAGAAAAAAATGAATTAGAAGAGAGAATTAAATATTTAGATTCTAAGTTAGAAGAAAAAGATGAAATTAAAGATATTGCACAGGGAAACGACAAGATTACAATAAATTACATATATGATTACTATGAATTTGATTTAGACAATGAAAAAGGGGCAGTCAGCATTACATGGAATGAATTGTTTAGGGTGATAGCTCCTGAATTTGAAATTCCTAAAACAGTAGCTATTGCAAAAGATATCATAGATGAATCGATAAATAGACTAATAAATCAAAGTTACGATTCAATAGAAATTGACAAAGATGATTTTAATGTGATTAAATACCAATTTGATGCGTTAGGTTTAATAGAGCATGTAATTGGCCAAAGAAGCGAGGGTATGGCTCTTACAGATAAAGGGAGAAGGGTTTTAAAAGATATGATAATAATGAGAAAAGAACTCGAATAATGAGTTCTTTTTATTTTATATAAAAGTGAGGTAAAATAATGAATATACAAAGTAAAATAAATAAGTTATTAATGGCTCTAAAGCAAAAAGGATATTACATAAAAATAGATACAGAACAATTTTATAATGATGAAGATAAGTTAATAACTAAATACATTGTATATGATATACATCCTAAAAAGGGAGAAGTATTCTACAGTAAAATAAAAGTATTATTATACCTAGTAGATTTATATAAGAAAGTAGGTGGAGCAGATGGATAGAAAGCTTACACCTAAACAAAAAGCATTTGCAGATTATTATATAGAAACAGGAAATGCAACAGAATCTTATATAAAGGCTAGATATAATAAGAAGGGTGCTAGAGGTAATGCAGCAAGATTGATAGCAAATGATAGCATAAAACAATATATAGAAGAACGCCTAGCTAAAATAGAAGATGCAAGAATAGCAAAAGGTGAAGAAGTTCTCCAATATCTCACAAAAGTAATGAGAGGAGAAGAAAAAGACCAATTTGGTTTAGATCCTTCACTCCAAGATAGAACTAAAGCAGCAGAGTTACTAGGTAAGAGATATAGATTGTTTACTGAAAAGGTTGAAGTAGAAGGAGTTCAACAAGTACAGATAGTTGATGATATAGAATGATTAAAGTAAAGTTAAAGTGCATAATAGCAGAAAACTTTTATGAAGCGCATAAAGATATAAAGCAAGGACTTCACACTCATTACTGGTTTAAAGGTGGCAGAGGTAGTACGAAGTCCTCTTTTATTTCCATAGAGATTGTATTAGGTATGATGCGAGATGCACAAGAAGGAATTATGTCTAATGCATTGATACTTAGAAGAGTTAAAGATACTCTATCAGAATCAGTAAGAGACCAAATAAAGTGGGCTATAGATACCTTAGCTGCGAGTGATGATTGGCATGTACCAGAAGCTAAATTAACAATAACTTATAAGCCTACAGGACAAGTAATAAGGTTTAAAGGTGCTGATAATCCTAAGAAAGTTAAATCTACAAAAGTACCTAAAGGATATATCAAATATATTTGGTATGAGGAAGTAGATGAGTTTGAAGGGAAGCATAAGATAGATACAATTAATCAATCTCTTATGAGAGGTGGTCCTAAGTTCTTTGTATTCTATTCATTTAATCCACCAGAAAGTCAAAGGAATTGGTGTAACCAGGAAGTAGTAGAAACTAGAAAAGATAAATATGTACATCATAGCGATTATAGAACAGTACCTAAAGAATGGTTAGGAGAGCAATTTATTATAGAAGCTGAACATATGAAGAAGGTCAATCCTACCAAATATGAACATGATTATTTAGGAGCTGTAACTGGTACTGGAGGAGAAGTATTTAGGAACCTAACTATAAGAGAAATTACAGATGAAGAAATAAAGATATTTGATAGATTAAAGAATGGATTAGACTTTGGTTATGCAGCTGATCCATTAGCTTACTTGTTAATGAACTATGATAAGACTAGAAAGAGATTATATATCTTTGGTGAAGTGTATAAGGTTCAATTAAGTAATAGTAAAGCAGTTGAAGAAATAAAGAAGCTTAATCCATTAAATAAAAGGGTTACTGCAGATAGTGCAGAGCCTAGAACAATAAATGAATTTAAGAAGTTAGGCTTAAATATAATAGGAGCAAAGAAAGGGCCAGATTCAGTTGAACATGGTCTTAAATTTTTGTCTGAAGAAATAGAGGAAATAATAATAGATCCAGTAAGATGTCCTAATGCAAAGAGGGAGTTTGTAGGATATGAAATAGAGAAAGATAAGGATGGGAATCTAAAAGGAGAATACCCAGATAAAGATAATCATACTATTGATGCTTGTAGGTATGGAATGGAAGATGAAATTATAAATAAAAAAGTAAAAGTTAAGAGTAAAAGGAAAATAGGAATAAGATAATTTCGTTTAATTTTGATTTAGCGAAGTAATATAGAAAAATAGTGTTTAAGCCATTCTAGTAAATAAAATTTTATTAGAATATGGCTTTTTTGTTTAATATAAGTAAACTTTAGAAGTGATTTTTAAAATTTCGTGTAGGAGGTAAGAATATGGCAATCATAAAGGATAGAGATTTGCTTAATGAAGATGGGAGCATATCGAATAAGCTATTAGTTAAGTGTATAGATGCACATAAGACGCTAGTAGATAGATATAGTAAGCTAAATAACTATTATGATGGGGAACACAAGATACTATCTAGAACACTAACAACGGAATCGTTGCCTAATAATAAGATAGTAGCAAATCATGCTGAATATATTGCAGATATGGCTACAGGGTATGTATTTGGAGCTCCAATAACTTATAGTGGTGATGGAGCAGATGAACTTAATAAAATATTTACTGAAATAGATGAAGATAGCCATAATAATGAGTTAGCTTTAGATATGAGTATATTTGGTGTAGGTTATGAGTTATTGTATATGAATGATGATGAAGTACCTTATCCAGAGTTAGCAGTAGTAAGTCCTTTAAATAGCTTTCTTGTGGTAGATAGCACAGTAAAACAAAAGCCTATATTTGGAGTAACTTACTATCCTAAGTACGATATTGAAGGAACTCGAAAAGGATATGATGTTAATGTTTATACTGATGAAAGCATTACACATTATTTCTTTACTGATTTAAGCAATGAATCTCCTGAAGTAGATGAACCAGAAGAGCATTTTTTTAAGGATATTCCACTTGTAGAGTATAAAAATAATAAAAGGCTTAAGGGAGATTTTGAGGGAGTAATAACTTTAATAGATGCTTATAATCTTCTCCAATCTGATAGAGTAAATGATAAAGAGCAAGTAGTTGATGCTTTATTAGCTGTTATAGGAGCGTCTTTAGGTGATAATGAAGAAGAGAAAGTTGAAACAGCAAAGCTATTAAAGGAATTAAAGATTATTGAACTAGATGAGGGTGGAGATGCTAAATGGCTAGTTAAGAATCTTAATGAAACTGAAATAGAAGTGCTTAAGAAAGCATTAAAAGACGATATACACGAGTTCTCTAAAGTTCCTTGTTTAACTGATGAAAACTTTGTAGGTAATGCTTCTGGTATTGCTATGAAGTACAAGCTATTAGGGTTTGAACAGTTAGGAAGAACTAAGGAAAGATACTTCAAACAAGGATTAAGGCAAAGATTAAAGCTTATGTCTAATATAGAGAATATAAGGGCTAAGAATATTAATAGTAGCAACATAGATATTTCTATGAAACGTTCTTTACCAGTTGATGATGAACTTGCAGCAAGAATAGCACAAGAAACAGAAGGATTTATTTCATGGGAAACTAGAATAAAGAGATTTGATGGTGAAATAGATATAGATGAAGAAAGAAAGAGACTAGAAGAAGAGAATAAGAAAAAGGTTGAGGACCAGCAAAAGATGTTTGGATCATATGATTTTAAGAATACTAACCAAGAAGATGGTGAGGTAGATGAAGAATAATGCTTACTGGACTAGAAGATCTAACTTAAGAATGGAAGAGTATCACAAAAATAGTGATTCTACTATTCAAAAGATTAGTGCTGCATATGATAAGGCTATTAAAGATATAAATGAGGATATTAATAAAATATTTTATAAGTATCAAATAGATAGTGGTTTATCTACTACAGAAGTTAGAGAATTACTAAACTCTAAGATATCTAAAAAGGAATTAGATAGTATACGTAGTAGAATATATAGTATCCAGGATGAAGAGTTAAAAAGATATATGATGGCTCAACTTAATGCAGGAGCATATAAGGCTAGGATAACAAGATTAGAAGCTTTAAAAGAGAGTGTATATATCAATACTAAGTTAGCAGCAGATGTTGAGATAAATCAAAGTACAAAACTATATACAGATAATATAAAGAAAGCCTGCTACTCGAATATTTTTGATATACAAAAGGGATTGGGAGTAGGTTTTAATATTGTAGAAATGCCAACAGAAACTATACAAGAGATACTTAAGAATAATTGGAGTGGAAAACACTATAGTAAGCGTGTATGGCATAATACAGATGTGTTGGCAAAGCAGTTAGAAGAAGTAATAACAAGTGGATTAATGAGTGGTAAAAGTTCAAGAAGGATGGCACAAGAGTTACAACACTTAACTGACTATGGTAAGTTTGCTTGTGAGAGATTGATAAGAACTGAAACTACTTATATAACTAACGCTGCTGAAATGGAATCTTATAAAGAGTGTGGAATAGATAGATACATCTTTATAGCAACCTTAGACTTAAGAACTTCTAGCGTGTGTAGGGAACATGATAGGGAGGTATATGAAGTAGAAAAAGCAGAAGCTGGAGTAAACCTTCCTCCGTTACATCCACATTGCAGAAGTACAACAAGGGCTTACTTAGGAGAAAAGACTTTAAAGGATATTAAGAGAAGAGCGAGAGATCCAGAGACAGGAAAGACTTATTTAGTACCTGGAGATATGAAGTATCAAGATTGGTATGATAAGTTTGTTGTTGATAAGTATGGTAAAGATAAAACAGAAGTTTTTGAGAAGATGATTAAAAATAAAGCCTCCGATAGAAAACAATTTAATAAGTTTAAGGAGACTTTAGGAAAAGATTCACCTAATACATTGAAAGAATTCCAAGAATTAAAGTATAATAATAGTAACGAATGGAATCTTGTTAAGGATTATGTAAAATCTAGAGAAAACAACATGATATCTGCATTTACGCCATATAGTCAATATAAAGAATATAAAGCTATTATTGAATCAGATATAGTAGGATTAATAACTAATAACGGAATCAAGATAACAGGTCAAAGTAAGCACTTTATAGAAAGAGTTTTCGGTACTAATGAAGATCCTAAAACAAATAGGCCTAGAAGTGGAGTTGAAATTAATGATATTAAGGATGCGCTTTTAAATGGTTCGGTTAGAATCAGAAAAAGTGATCCTAATAGTATAAAATTTATAATAGATAAATGCATGGTTTCAATAAATCCTAAAACAGGAGTTTTAATTCAAACTAATCCATAAAGAAGGGGAGTGGCTATTATGAAGTTTAAACTAAAAAAGAGTTTATTTGATTTATTAATTAATGTACCAGAAGTTGAACAGTATATAGTTAATAAAGTTGAGGAAGATGATTGTATTGATTTTAGTATATATATTAAAAATTTAAGGGAAGTACAGTTATTAATAAATGATGAAATAGTACTTAATGGTATGGATAATCAAGATACTGTTAATAGTTTAGGATTAAAGTTATATAAATTATATGATGAAATATCATATCAAAAGGATAATCAATAAAAGCACTTACTAAATTAAAGGGTAGGTGCTTTTATTATGGATAAATTTAAGTCTTAGGAAACTAAGGCTTTTTATTATGCCTTTTATTACTTACTGATAGGCTTTAAAGAACAGGATAGTAAATAATATTTGAATCTAATGGGCGTTGAACATTAGGGGCAAGGAGGAAGAAATGTTTATAAGAAATGTAAATTTAAGAAAAAGCTTAGGGATGAGTAGACTACTTGAAGCAGATACAGGAGCAAATGGAGGTTCTGGAACTGGGGCAGATGGTGGCAATGGTGAAGGAACTGGAGAAGGTACTCAAGGTCAAGAAGGTGGAGACAAGTCTTTTGATGATGTATTAAAGGATAAAAAGTATCAATCTGAATTTGACAAGAGAGTTGCCAAGGCTCTTGAAACTGCTAAGTCAAAGTGGGAGACAGATTACCAAGCTAAAATCCAAGAAGCTAAGACAGAAGCTGAAAAGTTAGCAAAGATGAACGCTGACCAAAAGGCAGAATATGAGAAGCAAAAGAAGCTAGATGAACTAGCAAAAAGAGAAAAAGACATAACTACTAGAGAATTAAGAGCAACAGCTTATGAAACTCTAGCAGAAAAGAATCTACCTAAGGAGTTAGTAGATATTCTTAACTATGAATCTGCTGAAACTTGCAATAAAAGCATTGAAGCAGTAGAAAAAGCTTTCCAATCTGCAGTAGAGAAAGCAGTAAATGATAAGTTAAGGGGTGGAAATCCTCCTAAAGGTGGACAAGGAAGCAAAATAGATTACAGCAAAATGAGTGATGCTGAATATTATGCTGCCACTTATAAGAATAAAAAATAAAAGAAAGAAGGAATGAAAAATGGCAAATCAATTTATTACAGTAAAGGAAATAGCAAGACAAATACTACCAAGATTAATTGAAAACTTAGTTTTTCCTAACCTAATTCATAAGGATTTTAGTGAAGAATATGTAACTGGTAAAGGTGCTACTATTCAAGTAAAGAAACCAGTTATTTTAACTGCTAAAGAATTTAATGAATCAGAGGGAACTTCTGCACAAGATGTTAAAGAAGAATCAGTAGATGTAACATTAGATAAGCTTGCAACAGTAGATGTTGAATTCGGAGCAATCCAAAGAGCTACTAATGTTGATGATTTAAATAGATTATTCTTAGAACCAGCAGCAGTTGCATTAGCAGAGAAAATAAATTCAGATGGGTTATTCTTATATAAGGATATACCTTATGCTGTAGGAACTGCAGGAACAACACCAAGTAAGCTTACAGATTTAGCGAATGTAAGAAAAATGTTAAATACAAATAAAGTCCCAGTAGCTGGTCGTGTTGCTGTTTGGGATCCAGAAGCAGATGCTAACTTCACAACAATAGATGCAATAGTTAATGCTGAAAAGAGTGGCTCAACTTCTGCATTAAGAGAAGGATCTATTGGTCGTATATTTGGATTAGACAACTATATGGCACAAGGTGTTAAGCAACATACTACAGGAATTACTAAAGCTACTGATGTTAAGGTAAATGGTAAAGTCACTGCAGGAGCAACAAGTCTTGCTATAGATGGAACTGCTTTAACAGGTAAGCTTGTAAAAGGTGATATATTAACAATTAAAAAGAATAATTATGTAGTTGTAGAGGATACTGCAGATGCATCAGCAAATGCAATTGCTTCAGTTAAAGTATATCCAGCTTTACCAGAAATCGCAGATGATACAGTAGTAACATTAGTTTCTGGACATACTGCTAATTTAGCGTTTAATCCAATGGCATTTGCTTTTGTTACTAGACCATTAACTGCACCAGCAGGAGTTGAATCTTATGTTACTTCTTACAATGGAATTACATTAAGAGTTGTAAGAGGATATGATATGAAGTACAAGAAAGAAATGCTTTCTATGGATGTACTTTATGGCTATAAGACAATGTATCCAGAACTAGCTACAAGAGTATTAGGATAAAAGAGGGATTAACCCTCTTTTATTTTATGGAGGTGTTATTATGGCACAGTTAGAAAAGTTAAAAATAAGGCTAGGAATTAGTGATAATAGCGAAGATGCTCTATTAAATATGCTTTTAGAAGATGCAGAAGGTGAGATATTAGACTTCTGCAATAGAGATATACTTCCAGATAAAGCACAGGTTCTACAAAGGGCGTTAGCTATTACTTACTATAATCGTATGGGTAGCGAGGGTGAAGCTTCTAGGAGTGAAGGAGGAATATCTGTATCTTATTCAACAGAGATACCAGAGAATATTAAAAGTAGATTATTAGCTTTTAGAAGACTTAAGTTAGTAGGTGTTGCAAATGCGAATAAAGAATAAAAAGGCTTATTACCTTAAGAAGAAAACAGTAATTAAAGATAATGAAGGTGGTAAATATCCAGGATATTCAGAGCCTATAGAAATACAAGCAAATATATATCCAGCGAGTGGGAAATTACAAGCTGAAATATATGGAGAAAGGCTTAATTACATCTTAAATATGCTTATAGATGGATCAAAAACTTTAAATGAAGGTGATGGCATATGTGTATATGTTTCTAAAGAAAGTGAACCAGATTACAAAGTTATAAGCATTAAGCGATATTCACATCTGTTTATTGAATTGGAGAAGATATAAAGATGGGAAAGAGCGTTGTTGGTTTAGATAGTCTTCTTAAAAAATTAGATAAATTAGGTGGAAATGTTGATGAAGTACTTTATAAGAGTATGCAACAGCAAGGTGAGTTAGTAAAAGGTGATGCAAAAGACTTATGTCTTACTGGTGATACTGGTGATTTGAGACAGAGTATTCATAGGCAAACTAAAAGGTATAAAGGTAAGATAGTATCTAAAGTTTATACAAATAATGAATATGCAGGATATGTTGAGTTTGGTACAGGGAAAAAAGGAGAAACAACTCCTTCGGTAGATAAATATCCTGGTCCTCTATCGTATAAGCAAGATAAGTGGAAAGTTAATATTCCAGATGTAGGGGTAAGGTGGATAGAAGGTCAACCAGCTCAACCTTATTTATACCCTGCATTAAAGAACAATGAAGAAAAAGTAATAGAGAATATAAAAGAAGATGTTAAGAAAGCTATAAAGGAGGTAGCAAAGAAATGATTAATGTTAAGGATCAAATTTTTAATGCTATCAAAGATATATCTTCTAATGTAAGTGATAGCTACCCGTCAGAATGGGCGAATTTACCCGCTATACAGTATGTAGAAGAGGATAACAAGGTATATGAGTTTACAGATGGAAAAGAGGACAAATCTTATATAAGATATAAAATTGATATTTGGCACAATAGAAGTACTTCTGAATATGCTTTAGAGGTAGATAAAAAGGTATCTGCTTTAGGGTTAAGAAGAACATTATGCCAAGATGTGGCCGATCCAAGTGGATTAAAACATAAAATAATGAGATATGAAGGTGTTATAGATAATTACACCCAATTAGTGTATCAAAGATAGGAGGAATGCAAAGTGTTAGCTAATGGAACTAAATTAGGATATAAAAAGAAGAGCGGTGAACCTTCAACCTATACAGATTTAGCAGGATTAAAGGAGATACCTGAAATGGGTACTGAACCTGAAAAAGTCGAAAATACGTGCTTAAGTGATAAGGTGAAGCAATATGAATATGGAATAGGAGACGCTGGAGATTTAGAATTTAAATTTAGATATGAAAACTCTAGCGAAACAAGTCCGTATAGAGTATTAATGAAAGCACAGGATGATAATGAAATATTAAGCTTTGAAGAAACATTACCAGATGGAACAAAGTTTCATTGGGATGCACAAGTAAGTGTTAAATTAGGTGGTGGCGGAGTAAATGGAGCTATAGACTTTACTCTAAAGATGGCACTTCAAAGTGAAATAGAAGTGGTACATCCTAGTTAATAGTATTACTATCTTTTAATACACCCCCAAATATTGTATTATAATTATGTTAACAATATTTGGGGGGTGTAGAGATGAAAGATAAAAATAGGATAACAGCATTACTATTATGTATTTTTAGCTTCATTCTAGGATTGCATAATTGGTATTTGGGAAATTATAAAAGAGCAGTTTTATTCACTGTGACAATAGGTGGGCTTGGTATATGGTGGATATATGACATATTTAAAATAGCTACAGATACAAGATATATAGCACACTCAAAAGGAGAGTATACTCAAGAAGAAAAAGAGAATCAATTTGCTAAGGATTTAGAACTTCAAAAAAAGTTAGATGAATTAAATGTAAAAAAGGTTCCAATAAATGATAGTCTAGTACGTTGCCCTAAATGTGGAAGTTCTCAACTCACTACTAACAAGAAAGGTTTTAGTTTAGGAAAAGCAGTAGCTGGTGGAGTTTTATTAGTACCTATTGCTGGGGTAGCAACAGGTATGATAGGAAAGAATAAAATAATTATTACTTGTTTGAATTGTGGTAAACAGTTTAAACCAGGGAATGAAAGATAAGCACTTACTTATGTAGGTGCTTTTATTATGCTTAAAAACAAGAGAATATATAGGAAAGGATGATATAAATGGCAAGAAAGCAATTTGCAATATGGAAAGTAGGAGAAGAGGAGTATAAGCTAAAACTTAAAACTTCAACTCTGTGTGATTTAGAAGAAAAATTGGGAACTAGCTTAATGAATGTACTAGGTAACGGGAATATGCCTGCATTAAAAATAATGCTTACAATAACTCATTATGCTATTAAAGACTATAATGCAAATATTAAATTTAAGGATGTTCAAGATCTATTTGATAAATATATTGATGATGGAGGAAGTCAATTAGAGTTTTTTACAAAAGTACTTATGGATGTTTATAAGGTGAGTGGTTTTTTTACGGAAGCACAAGCGGAAATGATGGAGGAGAGACAAGAGAAAGCAGAGGAAATGCTACAAGGATAGAAAGTATATCAGGATATATAGAGGAGTTATATCCACTATTTTTAGATATGGGATATACTCCTTCTTTGTTTTGGGAATGTTCTTTATTAGAAATATACGATTTAATGGAGAGTTATAACAGAAGAAAGAAAAATGAAACGAAGGAATTAGAAGAGCAATTGAAAGTTCAGATTTCTCTTAATTCAGTTCTTGCAAAGCAAATAGCTGAATATGTAGGAAGTATTTTTGATAAAAAGATACAAATAACACCATTAAATAAGTTATTCCCTACTCTTTTTGAGATTGACGAGGAAGACGAAAGTGATGATATGGCTTTATATAAAGCTAAGATGGAGGAGTTTGCATTTAGACATAATCAAAAACTAAAAAGAAAGGAGGAATAGCTTATGGATGGTATGACCTTGGAGAAATTACAAGTTCTTATTGAAGCACAGACTAAAGGTTTTAAGGATGAAGTTGCAAAAGTTCAAAATGAAGTTAAAAGAATGACTAAAAATGTTAACAATGAAGTTAATAAAGTTAAGAGTATATTTAAAAGCTTAGGTAGATTTGTAGCAGCAGTAGGAATAGGTAAATTCTTTGTAGATAGCACAAGGCAAGCAATGAAGGTTGAAGCAGCTATTCAGCAGATAACTCGTACAATGGGAGAAAGTACGAATCAATTCTTAAAATGGGCAAAGAATAATGCTTTAGCATTTAATATGTCACAAAGTGATGCAATGAATTATGGAGCTATATTTTCTAATTTAGTTAGTACTTTTAGTAGAGGTACAAAGGAAACATTACAATATACTACTGATTTATTAAAAGCGTCTTCTATTATAGCTAGTGGTACTGGTAGAACTATGGAAGATGTAATGGAACGTATTAGATCTGGTTTACTTGGTAATACAGAAGCAATAGAAGATTTAGGAGTTAACGTAAATGTTGCTATGCTTAAAAGTACCGAAGCGTTTAAGAGATTTGCAAACGGAAAGTCATGGGAACAATTATCTTTCCAAACTCAACAACAAATAAGATTAATGGCTATATTAGAGCAAACTCAAAATAAATTTGGTGGAGAAGTATTTAATAATACTAATTCAAGCTTACAACAGTTAGTAGCAGTATTAAAGGATGTTGCTTTGAATATAGGGAATGCATTCTTACCAATAATGAATGTAGTACTTCCAATATTAAATAACTTTGCTATGGGACTAAGAACTGTAACAGGGTATGTTGCAACATTTATGCAAGCTCTATTTGGTAAAAAAGGAACTAGTACAGTAACTCAAACTATGCAATCTGCTACTAGTGCTGCTTTAAGTGGAGCTAATGCACAGAATGCTTATAATGCTGCTTTGAGCAATACTGGAGATACAGCTAAAAAAACTGCTAAGGAAATGAATAGATTACTAGGTGGATTTGATGAAATTAATTCATTGAGTAATAGTGGCTCTAGTGGTGGAGGACTTCCAACTACAGGAGGAGTTACTGGCGGAGATATTCCTGTAATAGATTTGGGATTAAGTGAAGAACCAGATGTAAGTGGGATAAGTAAAGCAGCTGAAAAAATAAGAAGTATATTCAAAGGAATAGCTGACTTTTTAAAAGAAAATAAAGCATTAATTTTAGGAGTATTAAGTGGATTAATAGCTGGAATTATAGGATTATTTGTTGCAAGTAATTGGGGAGCGATAACAGGTGCAGTGGCAGGAGTTGCAACACAAATAAAAGGAATAACACGGCTATTTAATTTTTTATGGATGGCTGTTAAGTCTTGTAACTTAAATGTTATTAGTTATGCTTTCTTTGGTATTTCCGGACCAGCACTAGCAGTTGTTGCCGTTATAGCAGCAGTTACAGGAGCTATAGTTTATCTATGGAATACAAGCGAAGAATTTAGAAATATTATAAAAGATATACTAAATGATATTTGGGATTTATTACAAAGGCTATGGAATGAAGTATTAAGCCCGTTATTCTCATTTTTATCAGATATTTTTATGACTATTTTAATGCCTATAGCAGCATTTTTAGGGACTGTATTAGTTGATGTTGTTATGGCTGTGTTTAGGGTTATAAAATCACTTTGGGATAATGGATTAAAACCATTAGTAGATTTTTTAATTGATATACTAGCAGTTGCATTACAAGGTGTTATTGATGTTTGGAATGCTTGGAAACCAGCTATAGAAGTAGTGTTTGGCGTATTGATGTGGTTATGGGATAACGCCTTAAAACCATTAGTTGATTTCTTTGTTAATATTCTATGTGGAGCTATTGAAGGTTTCGGAATAACAGTTAAAGGAGTTTTAGATTCTGTTAAAAGAATTTTTGGAGGGATTATAGATTTTATAGCCGGAGTATTTACCGGTAATTGGAAGAGAGCGTGGCAAGGAGTTCAAGACATCTTTGGTGGCATAATGAACGGCTTGCAATCCCTTGTAAAAGCACCTTTAAATGGAGTTATAGGGTTAATTAATGGTGCGATAAGTGGATTAAATAAAATAAAGCTGCCATCTATAGATATACCTTTCTTTGGTACTGTTGGAGGTTGGGGATTTAATATTCCTAAGATTCCATACCTAGCTAAAGGTGGTATTGTAGATAGTGCTACTCTTGCTGTAATAGGTGAAGCTGGTAAGGAAGCAGTAATGCCTTTAGAGAATAATACAGGGTGGATTAGTATGTTAGCTGATAAATTAGCTTCTAGAATGCCACAAGGAGGAAATACTTCATATCCAAGTGGTCCTTTATCAATAATATTAGAGATTAGTGGAACGGAACTTGGAAGAGTAGTTATAGACAATATGAATAAGTTATTTAGACAAGAAGGAAAAATTTTATTAGATTTATAGGAGGTAGTTATAGATGATAAAGATTAATGGAGTGGCTATAGCTACTCCTAAGATTTATGAAGCTACAGTTAGTGATTTAGATGGTGAATCTAATAGAAATGCTGCTGGACAGCTTATTAGAGATAGAATAGCAGTAAAAAGAAAATTAAATCTTGAGTGGGGACCATTATCCCAAAGTGAAATAGCTCCGATACTAAATGCTGTATCTGGAGTTTTTTTTACGGTTACTTTTCCAGATCCACAATTAGGAATTATAACCAAAACTATGTACGTAGGAGATAGAACTGCTCCAGCATATCAGTATATTGATGAAGAGGTTAAGTGGAGTGGATTAAAACTTAATTTAATAGAAAAGTAGGAGGTGGTTAGATGTATAGTGTTAGTCCTATTTATTTAAATAAAATTAAAGAACCAACAAGAACAGTAGCTATTAAAGTCATTATAGGAGATAGAATACTAGATAATACAGAGATCCAAAGCCTTAATGTAGAATATACCTTTGGTAATAACGGAATACCAGCTATAGGAGGTGTGACATCTTCAAAGCTTAGCTTAGAGCTATTAAGGATAGGGAATACACCTTCTTACTTTACTACTCAAACCATTAAACCATCTGTAGCAATAGATGATGGAATAGGTAATTTAATGTGGGTACCATTAGGAACATTTTATCCTAATCCGGATTCCATAAAAAGGACAGATAATAAGATTAGTATAGAATGCTTTGATATTATAGAGAGCTATAGCAATGTTAAATATGAATCTGGTCTAAAATATCCTACATCAGTTACTAATGTAGTTAATGAATTAAAGAATAAATACAAGGTGATATTTAAAGATGTAGCATTACCAAACGTAAATGTTAAAGTGTTGCCTACTGGTTCTATAAGGGATGTACTTATGATAATTGCAGAGATATTGACTGCTAATTGTTTAGTAAATAGAGATAATGAAATAGAATTTAGAAGTTTTAATACAGTAGAGTTTAATTTAGATACAAACAATTATATAGATTTTACTTTAAAGAGTGATAGTAATATTAAAATATCTAAGCTTATATGCAAAAAAGGTGAAGATATATTTCAATATGGGGATGATACAGGAGCGACATTAGAGTTTGAGAACGAAAATATTTCTTCTAATGCAGAACTAAAAGTAATTTATGATAGAATGTTTCCTTTTACTTATCCATCTTATGATTTAAAGGTACAGGGAATGCCACATTTGGAATGTGGAGATATCATAAAGCTAACAGATAAGAAAAGTGTTTTAAGATCAATTCCAATTGGAGTTCACAAACTTAGTTTTAATGGAGGACTAATTTCTAATATTAGTGCAAATGTACCGAGTGCAAATAATAGTGTAGGATCTACAGGAAATAAATCAATAAGTCAAACTGCAAATACTGCTTTAATTAATTCAATAAAGGCTAATGAAATACTAGCAGGTAATATTACTGCTGATAATTTAGCTGCTAACTGTATTACAGCAGATAAGATAGATGCAAAGGCAATTACAGCAGATAAAATAAAAGCAGTTGTTATTGAAGCGATAAATGCATCCATTGAAGAAGCAACAATAGATAGTGCAAAAATAGATGTAGCTGAAATAGCAAGTATTGTCGCAAAGGACTTAGTTGTAGGAAATGCACAGATTACTGATTTAGAAGCAGAGAAAATTAAGACAGGTAATTTAATAGCTGATGTTATGAAAGCCAATGCTATTACTGCTATAAATTTAAATGCATCAAATGCAACAATAGATAGTGCAAAGATTGGAAACTTATCAGCAGATAAAATGTCTACTAATGTAATTGATGCTATAAATGCATATATAGGTGATGCAACTATTGATTCTGCTAAAATAGGCAATTTAGATGCAAATAAAATTATTACTGGTGATTTATCTGCTGATAGGATTAAAGCAGGGGTAATAAGTGCAATTAATTTATCAACAGATACTGCAACAATAAATAGTGCTAAGATTGGTAATTTAAGTGCTGATAAAATAACTACTGGTGATATTGATACAGATAGAATGAAAGCTAATGCAATAAATGCAGTAAATGCTACTATTGGTTCAGCGGTTATAAGTGCTGCAAAAATAGCTAACTTAGATGCAAGTAAAATAACTACTGGTACTTTAAATGCGGACAGAATAAAAGCAGGGAGTATAGATGCAACTAAAATAAATTCAGAAACCATTTCTGCAATAGAAGTAAGTGCTGGAGAGTTAGTTGCCAACAAAATTGCATCTGGTGAAATTAAAGTAGGTAATGCAAATATAGTAGATGGTACTATATCTGGAGCAAAAATAGCAAAAGCATCTATTTCCGAAGCTGAAATAGCAAAGGCAACTATTACAGATGCATCTATTAAAAGTTTAAATGCAAATAAAATAACTGCTGGTAAAATTGATGCAACAAAGGTTAATATAAGTTCAACAAGTGGTAAGTTATCAATAGCAGATAATACAATTACCATAAAAGATAATCAAGCTACTCCAAAAACAAGAGTACAAATAGGATTAGATGCAAGAGGTAACTATGGAATATATGTTTTAAATGCATCTGGTCAAGCTATTTTTGATTCTGAAAAAGGGGTATTAGCTCCAGAAGGATTAAATAGCAATGTAGTAACTACAGATAAGATTAAAGATGAAGCAATAGGAAGTTCAAAATTAAATGTAGATGAATTATTTGTAGGTGATAATGCATTTATTAAGAGTTTGAAAGCAGTTGAAATTGATGCTGCTAATATAACAACTGGTAAAATTAGTTCTGAAAGATTAGATATAAATGGATTAGTTTCTTTTGATGCATTAGATAAAACACTTCAACCTATGTTTGATGTTCAAGGAGATAAAACTTATATAAATGGTGGCATGATAGCTGCTAATACTATAAAGGCAGATAAGATAGATTTATTATCTGGATTAACCGTAAATGGTGCAGATGGTAAACCAGTATTTGCTATAGGTAAAGTAGATGGAAAAGATGATATAGGTACTGTAGAGATTAATGGGTGGTTACATTCTTCTAATTACGTAAAAGGGAAGTCTGGTTATAGTATAAATACAGATGGAACTGCGGAAATCAATCAAGCAACTATTAGAGGTACTTTAGATGTATTAGATGCTGGGGTAACTAATACTGGTACTGCTGCAACAGATGTTAGGATCTGGGCTGGTGGAAGTTATGAAAATAGGGCATCTGCTAAATTCAGAGTTAATAAGAATGGGGATTTATACGCCACTAATGCAACTTTAGCAGGTATTCTATATGGAGAGATTGAAAGTAATAACCTACACGTAAAAGATAGTATATTAACTATTAAGGATAAAGTAAAGCTCTCTGAAACAAGTTGTAGTTTTAATACAGATGTTACTATTAATAATAAAGTTAAATATTCTACTGGTAACAATTCTTTAGAATTAAAAGATACTAATTTTATTGTTAATTCAGCTCAAGCTTCTGTATCAATAGATAAGAGTTCTGGAGCATATGGTGGCTTAAATGTTATTGGATGTTCACAAGGTCATCATGTTTTTAGAGGTTCTACCGCTTCTGATAAGTTGGGAACTTTAGTTATAGATGCAGAAGGAAACCAAGGACAAAGAGGAGATTTTAGCTTCACTAGGAAAAACTATGCCGAAAAGTGCAAAGTTGATATAGATGGAGATTTAACTATATGTGAGAAGATTAATTCAACAGTTCAACAAATTGAAATGAGAAGTGTTAAAAATTCTAGCTGGGATGGCTGGGGATTTTATGCTAATTAAGGGAAGGTTATAAGCCTTCCTTTTTATTTTGGATTTAGAAAGGAGATAAATATATGGCCTTAATAGCAAGTGGAATACATGGAAGCGGTCCTGGAATGTCTTATGAATTTTATGCAGAACAAACTTCAGGAAGTGGTAATAATAGAACAATAAAAATAACATTAAAATTAAAAGCAGGTCAATATAGTACATCATATTACGCTTATCCTGTTCAATGGAGAGCTAATGTAAATGGTTCTTGGAGTGGGTGGATGTCTGTAAAAGGCGGTGAAGCTTGGAGAGGTTCTGATGGTTTTAGAACATTTACGTATACTGCTACAACTAATGTTGGTACTACTAGTTCTAAATCAATAACAGTAGGAATTGAAACTGATAGTATAGGATATACTCATTGGGATTTTTCAAAAACTGGGGCATTAACAGTATCACAAACAAATGTTGCTCCTTCATTATCTGGAACTGTATCTATAGATGGTTCAACTTCAAATAGAACTATATCAGAAAATACTACTCAACTAGTTATAAAAACTCCAGCTGCATCTGATACAAATTTATCTGGATATAGATTTAGAGTGTCTATAAATGGAGGAGGGTATACTGAAATTTATAGAGGATCTTCAACTAGTTATACTCATAATATTAGTGGTTATGGAGAAGGTACTACTTTTAAATATGTAGTAGATGCTTATGATAGTGTAGGAGCTTGGAGTGCTAATATTTATTCTCCAACAATAACTAAGAACAAATTCATACAAGATAATATTTCTTCAACATCTTCAATTGCTTTTGGTACAGCTACCATTGCATTTACTTATTCTGGAGCATCTAATACTCAAAGTGGTGTTACAATTACAAAAACATTAAGTTGTGATAATGGGATAACTATATATAATCCTAATATAACTGCTGCATCACCTATTAATCTAAAGATATGGAGAACTGGAGAAGCAACTCCAGCAGCAACTCAATCATATGTAAAATTTGATGATATAAAAAAGATATTTGCTACAACTACTAATAAAGGTAAAGGAGTTTTAAATTTTACATTAACAAGTAGGAACTCTAATGGTACTACTAAAACTTCGTCAGAAGCTATCAATGTTAATTTACAAGTAAATCCGAATAATACTTCTGCTTCCATATCATTAGTACAAACTGAATCTACAAATTATTTAAGTATTGCATCAAGTACAAACAAATATTTTATTCCAGATGGAACTAAAGTTACTAGAGTTAAATGGAGTTCAGTTACTGGTAAATTAGGGGAAGCAGTAACTTATCAAGTATATGTAGCTTATGGCTCTGGAGGATGGACTAAAATTGCAGATTTACCTACTGGAACGACTTATTATAATCATGCAGTACCAGTTCAGACAGTATCTCAACAATTCAAGTATAAGGTTAGAGTAATATCTACTTATAATTCAGATAACTTTTCAGAAGCAACAACATCTGCACAAACTTTACATTATTACAATGAGCCATCTTTGACACAAGGGACTATTACAAGGGCAGCAACTACTGCTGATGTAATAGTTACTATAAAATCAAATTCATCTATTCCTAATATTAATACTAAAGGAACATGGGCAGTTTATAAATCTGGTACAACCACTCCAGTAATATCTAGTGGTAATCTATCAGTAGCTCAAACTTCACAAACTCTTAAATTAACTGGATTAACTGATGCAAATACTTATGATTTAAAAGTTACTTATAATGATGATACTGGGTATATGGCAACTAATAAAGTAACAACTATTAAAATTAGTGCAAATCTACCTATTATGTTTATAAATAAATATGGGGTAGGAGTTAATGGTGTTGCTGCTGATAGTAGTAATTCATTAAAGATTAAAGGAAATGCTAATATTGCAGGAACTTTAAATGCTACAAATGTACAAGTAGGTGGTAACAATGTTTATCATACTGGAAGAAAACCAACACCAGCGGATATAGGTGCAGCTTCATCAAGCCATTCACATCCTTCAATATCGGTCTCTGATGTTAGAAATACAAATCCTACTCCTAATGATTGTACAGATAGGGCTATAACTACATTTTTTAATAATCAATATGGAGATGGTTGGAGAAGTGGAGTAACTATAAAAGGCTGGAGTGATGGATATTGTGCTTGGCAATTGTCTAATCCTTCATCTACTGTAGTTTCTGAACAATTAAAATTTAGAGCAGGTATAGGAACATCTTGGAATCCATGGAGAAAGATATATCATGAAGGAAATAAACCAACTCCAACAGAAATAGGAGCAATCCCTGAAGCAAATAGAGAAATTAGATTTTTAGGAAATGTAAAGTCAGGAACAGTTATTTTTGATAAAACTAAATTAAAGAATGGTGTAAAAGTATCTTTTATGACTAGCAACAAAATGGGTACAGATTCTTGGCATTATGCTATAAATGGTAAATGGACAGATGGCTGGACTATGAGTCAAGAAGCTAAATATGTTTTTGACTTTACAAAGATTAAGCCTGATGGTTCTGTATGGCTTTATGAAGTTAGTGTATTTAACACTTATAGAGAAAGTATAGGTTCAAGAAGGTGTGATGGTGCTTCTAAACTATATATAGGAGAACTTAACACTCTTATGGTATATCTTGACCATGCTACTAATGTGTGTGATAACTTAACAGCATTAATAGAATATTATTAGAGGTGTGTTATGAGATATGTATTAATAAATAAGTTAACTAATAATTTAGTTGAAAAAATAATTTTTCAAGAAGGAGGCTTCAAGCCTTTACAAGAAATGTTTCCTAATTATTTAGAGTTAATAGTAGATAAAGATGATGTAGTTACTAATCACAATATGAGGTATGATGAAACTTTAAAATCTTTTGTTCCTGTTACTGAAAGTGATAAAGATAATCCAAAAGTATCAAAAGAATTACTAGATATTAAATTAGCTTTAGCTGAAATAGTAGAAGGAGGTTTATTATAATGGCTGAAATATATGCAGATTTAGTAGAAGCAGGAGAAAGAAGTCTTGACGGTAATAATGGTATTAAGAAAGTACCAGATAAATATATAAACAAAGTTAAAGAGATTTTACATGAAAGAGGAGTTTTGTAACTTCTCTTTTTTGTATATAAAAATAAAGAAGAAAAGAGGTAAAGAAAGATGGAAAAGATTTTTAACAGTATTAAAATGGGAGTTGCCTTTATAGGTACAATGTTTACTTGGTTATTTGGAAGTTGGGATACAGCTTTAATGGTACTTATATTCTTTATAGTATTAGATTACATCACAGGATTGTTAAGAGCCTACATAAATAAAGAAGTAAGTTCTAATGTAGGACTAAAAGGAATAGCTAGAAAAGCGGTTATCTTTGTGGTTCTTATTGTAGCAGTATTATTAGATAGACTATTGAATACTGGTAACTGGGTATTTAGAACATTAGTATGTTATTTCTACATTGCTAACGAGGGTATAAGCTTATTAGAGAATTGTGCAGGTTTAGGATTACCAATACCAGAAAAGTTAAAGGATGCATTAGCACAACTTAAAGAAGGGGAAAAGAAGGAGTTAAAACAAGAGTAG